AAAACGACACTACGATGAAAGGATCGCAGAGTTTAAACAAAAAGAGCAAGAACTGTTAGCACAAGCGCAGGCAGCTCAACCATCTTATCAGCCGCCAAAATCAGCTGAAGAGTTGGAGCAGTTTAGAACTCAGTATCCCGATTTGTATGAAACTGTAGAGTCTGTTGCACATCTACGAAGTCAAAAAGAAGTACAGGCACTTCAACAAAAGATGCAAGCCATCGAAGAGCGAGAAGCAATGATCTCTCGACGTGAAGCTGAAACTAAGTTGCGAGACCGCCATCCTGACTTTGAAGATATTCGTGGAGACGAAGGGTTTCATGAATGGGCAAAAGAACAGCCTGTAGAAATACAAGGTTGGATTTATAACAACCCAGACAATGTTAGTTTAGCAAGTCGTGCTATAGATATCTATAAAATGGAAATGGGCATAAATGTAGCAAGCCCTAGAAATCAGTCAAGTCAAAAAACGTCTAGAAAAGAAGCTGCAAGTTTAGTATCTACTAAGACTACAACAGTAGACACTAAGCAGCCAAAGATCTGGACGACTCGGGAAATAGCTGCCCTATCTATGGACGACTATGATCGACTTGAAAAGGAAATTGATCAAGCCGCCCAAGAAGGCAGAGTAATTAAATAACTTTGTTTTTAAGGAGTCAATACAATGGCTAGTAATACATCCGATCAGTATTTTGCTCAATCATCGGGGAGCAACTTCTCTGGCAACAACTTCATGCCAGAACTCTATTCCAAGAAGGTACTTAACTTCTTCCGTAAGGCGTCTGTTGCAGAAGCAATCACTAACACCGATTATGCTGGTGAGATCTCTGCGTTTGGTGATTCAGTTAAGATCATCAAAGAGCCAGTAATCACTGTCGATCAGTACGAGCGTGGTGGTTCTGTAACTGCAACAACTTTGACTGACAACGAAGTAACTCTTGTTGTTGACACGGCGAACGCATTCAAGTTCATCGTAGACGACATCGAAACTTCAATGTCTCACGTCAACTTTAAGGAAGTTGCTTCATCTTCAGCTGCTTACGCACTGCGTGATGCATTCGACACAGGCGTAATTGCTAAGTTGTTTGCAGGCGTTCCTGCGTCGTCTCCAAACCACATTCTTGGTTCGGACAGTGCAACTGATCTTGCAGCTGGTACTTTCGATGGTACTGGTAACCTTGACATCGGCTATGCTTCTGGCGAGCATGATCCAATTGATGTTCTTTCACACATGGCACGTCTTCTTGACGAGCAGAATGTTCCTGAAGAAGGCCGTTGGTTCCTTGCTAACCCAGAGTTCTACGAGCAGCTTGTACAGACTAGCTCTAAGCTCATGAGCGTTGACTTTAACGCTGGTCAGGGTTCAATCCGTAACGGTCTCGTATCTTCTGGTAAGTTGCGTGGCTTTGACATGTACAAGACTAACAACATTGCAGCTACTTCTAACGCAGCTGGTAAGTGTATTGCTGGTCACATTTCATCTACTTGTACTGCACAGACTATCATTAATACTGAAGTAGTCCGTGACACTGCAAGCTTTGGTGATATTGTACGTGGTCTTCACGTCTACGGAGCCAAAGTACTTCGTCCTGAAGCACTTGTCTCTGCCTTCTACGGCATCGACTAAAACGGAGCGGGGGATGAAATACTCCCCCTTTCTATTATGCCACAGATTGGAAGCGAACAAAAACCTATTCGTATGAGCGCTAAACGAACAGTTAAAGTTAGCGGTCAATATTTAAAAAGCGAAAATAAAAAGAAATACGATGAAAACTATGATCGTATTTTTGGGAGGAAAAAAAATGAGGACCGATAAAAAAAAGCGAATGATGTATATGGGCGGCATGGAAGTAACGCCAATGAAGCGTAAGCCTATGATGGTAGGAGGCGCAGTCCGTCAAGGCGGTTCAGGATCTCAGCCTGTATATGGAGGCACTGTAGCAGATGCAATGCCAAAAGGAAGTGCAAATTAATGAGTACTCAAATTCAAAAAAAATCGTACAAATCTATTCAAGAAAAAGAACAGATATGTGCCGAAATGACAGGCAATCAGTTTCCTTATCAAAAACAAGGGGAAATAAAATTTCCTAAACTTCGTAATGAACAGGAAAATCGTAATACAAGTCGAGGCACTTAAAAATAATGGCTGCTACATATCTTGAAATTACAAACGAGTTGTTGCGAGAGTTAAATGAAGTAGCTCTTACATCTTCGACGTTTGCTGGGGCTATTGGGGTTCAGCAACATATTAAGGACTGTGTAAACAGATCGTATCTTGATATCGTTAATGAAGAACCCCAATGGCCTTTTTTAGCTACAGCTACTAGCGGATCAACAGACCCGTTTTACGGTAATGTGTTTGTAGAGACTGTAGCAGGCACACGTTGGTATTTGTTAAGTCCTACATCGTCTAGTTTAACAACAGACTATGGCTATATTGATTGGGATAATTTTTACTTAACAACGATTGGTGTAGATGGAGAGTCTCCGCCTTATATAAGTAAGAACCTTAAGTTTACAACTACAGAAGAATGGAAAGACTTTGTACGCACAGCAGAAAATCAAGATGATGCAGATACACAAAATCA